TTTAGAATCATTCTAAATAATATTTTTTTTCATAAAAAAAACCACACTATTTCTAATGTGGTTTTTGAAACTAATTGAATCTTAATTATTCAGCTTTTGTGAAATCGACAAAATACTCTTTACCTTCTTCGAAGAAATTTGCAGCTTGAGTTTCATAACTGATAACTAGATTTGCAGCACCTCCGGGTGTGTACCTTGAAAATGATTTGTTTTCCTCGCTTCCAGTTGTTACCGGACTGAATACAACATTTTTTTGTTCGTTTTCTGGATAGTCTTGAATACCTACACAAACGAATTTTGCTCTTACTTGTGGCATAATTATAAATTTTTGATGTTTCCCTACTCGTTAGCTTTTCGGGTTCCGCTTTTATTCTACTTTCCAGCCTTGAAAACTCAATCCAAATCGAGTCACACCATTGCGGTCCTGGTACTCATTACCACGAACATTGACACTCGCTTTTACTTGCTGGCCTATTTGGAGGTTGGTCAATAAATCACATTTATCCTTTATGAATTCGATGGGAAGTTTTTGTGGGTATTGCGCATCTACCGTTTTCACTACCAAGATTTGCTTTTTCATTTGGTTGGCTCCAATGAGTTCTACTTCACTTTTGAAATACACTTTTCCGATAATCTCTGCTTTGTCCATTTTGTTGCTTATTATTAATTACATTATTATTTCCCGAGTTTGATTTTTGTGATTGTACACCTTTTCGATGTTGTACATATACAATTTAATGCTGGCTTGTCGGTCCATCAGCATTGGCGCCTGTGCGATTTTGTTTTTCAGTTTTTCGAAGTTGCAAAGACCTTTCTTTTGTAGTTCCTGGACCGCTCCAATGAGGTTCCTGTCTTTCGAGAAACGATATTGGCTAAAAAGCTCATCTGATAATGTCAGCAATGCATCGGTTTCCTCAAAGAAGTTGCACACAAAAGCACCAGATTGGAAGGTGTCTGTTGATTTTACCTTTGGACTATTGTACATCAATAAATCGATGGATAGTTTGATGGCGATTTTATGCTTGTGCATAATTTCAAGGACTTTTTCATAATCCTTGATTCCGAGTTTAATGTAGCAATTCAGGAAGTCATTAGGTTTCCATTTCTCGCCACGGCTGTTGAGTTGTGCAATTTGGTTTAATGACAAGGTATTGCAAACGACAAAATAAACCGGGTTTTTAGTTTTCTTGCTGACTTCGAAACGATGTTGGCCGTCGATGATGTGATAAATACCGTCTTGTTCCGATACTACAATGGGGCAAAACGGCAGCATATTGAAACCGTTGTTGACATCGTTGCTAATCTTTTCAATTTTGTTTTGGCTCAATACACGGTTTCCGATGATGTTTCCAAAAATGCTGTACTCTTTTGACTGTTGAATTTCCATTTTACTTTTTGTTTGACTTGTTTTTTTACTTTTTATACCTGAGGAGTTGCCACCACTTTATTTTCTAATTCAATTTGCGCCATTTCTGCTTCGTGATCATCTACCAAATCAATTAACCCAATGGCTGTTTTTTGGCTCACGAATTTACCTGAAACGGCACTTGCCAGATAGGTCACGGTTTCAGCAATATCCGACGGCAAAATAGAATTGAACTGGATGTCGTAATACAATGCTTTGCCCTCGGCTGCCATTGTTGTATTGGTAGTTTTGGTCACGCCAGAAATGATGATATTGACACATCTTTCTATGAACGTTCTGGTTGCTGATTGCTTCAAAGCGGCTTTGATGTCGGTGGCGATAAACATTAGTTTTACTGTTTTTTCGGCCACGTTGCCCAATGATTTTAGTTTCTCCAATGATAGGTTGGGAACTCCAGAACCATAAGCGATGGCGTCTTCTAGTTTGTCCAATTCCAGTTTGTTGCTTTCCGGTGCTGTTTCGGCTTCAAGGAAATAAACTTTCCCTTTTATTTCATTACCTTCATCATCCACAGTTATTGGTATGTTAATATGTTTTCCACTCTCTCCCTTTGATGGCATATTTTTAACATCTCCTTCTGAAACTAAAATAGGGTGTCCTGAATAATCATTGGAATCACCCAATTTTGACAAGGAAACTTCGTGTCTATCAATTGGAGATTTCACGGTGTACCATTGTGGTTCATCTTGCGAATCGTAAACAATTGGTATTCTGTCGAATCCGTGAGGTAAAGCTTTTCCAAACAAAACGCCATCTTTGAAGTGAAACATATTGGTTTCATCCCAAATTTGCACATTAGCCACTTCTTTGTCGTTTTCTTTGTTTTTGTACTCCCACATAAACAACAACATATCGCCTGTAGCATCAAAATAAGGTGTCATTGTTCCCTTGGTGTTATCTAATACTTTGGCTTTGATTTCTTTGGCCTGTGTTTTCAATTTAAAGAACGACAACACTTTATTCAAAAGTGATGTTTCTCCAGCATCTACGATGTAGAATTGCATTGCGACTTGGGTTTGCGAAAACTTGATAATTGTAGCATCCAAAAGTTTTGAATCGATACGGTTTACTCTCCAGATTTGTTTTACCAGTTTAGCCAAATCGTTTTCTTCGGACGGAAGCAAGGTGATGGGTTTTCCAATGACAAAAGCAGCCAATGTTTCGACAATGTTCTGGGCGTGGTTTTCATATATTTTAACCATTTTCGCCACTTTTCCAGCATCAAGGGTTTTGTCTAATTGAATCTTTTCGAGCTGCCCATCTCGTTGATTTCGGTCGAATTCTTTATACTCTTTGACGTAGTTTTCAATGTCCGTGGCTTTCTTGGTACTTTGAGCCTTGATGGTCTCAATTGCTTTTGCCGGGTCAGATTGTAATAATGCGATTATTTCTTCCATAGTGATTATTTTTTAATAGTTTATTTTTCTTAATTCTTCCTCGGATGTTTTGTACACAGTAATGCCTTGGCCATTGTGCGCAATGTGTCCGTAACGTGCTGCATCCCAAATGTGGTTCCACTTGTCAATAGGCTGGTTTATCGAAATCCCTCCTATCTCTTTCATTTTATAGTTTTGCTGTTCTTTGAGCGCTTGTTTGTACAAATGATTTTTGATGATGTGGATCTTCTTTTTCTTCATAGAAGTAAGCCAGAACATCACCGATTTGGTTTTGCTTATTTTAAAAGCTTGGATAAAACCTTCTTTTCTAAGGCCTTTTACCATTTCGACGGTTCCTTTGTTTTCTCCGGTGTATTTATCGGCTGAATCACAAGGAATGATGTCTTTGGCCTTGTCGATGCCTAAACTTTCGAGCAATCCTGCCAAGGCTTGTGGCGTTTCGATTGGTTCATAGGACAAAGGCTCAATCCAAATGTTGAATTCGTCTTCGGCATATCGCACCAATGTGTTGGGGTCAGTAGTAAATCCAAAGTCATTTGGATAAATTGAAGCCTTATCTTCTGGGAATTTATCAATCCAAAACACATTCGGGAATATCAATCCTTTCATTGCACCACGCAATCCAAGGCCATATATTTTCCAATAATCTTCATCGGCTGTACCGTTTGCAATATTGGTTGGATGCGGTGGAGGTTGGTTGGTTTTGCTTATCGGTTCCACTTTCTTCGTGGCTTTGTTGTAGCATTGAATTAAGCTATCTTTTACGATATAGGAACCAGGTTTCCAAGGCTCGGTTATGATTATTTCGTGCTTTTCTTGCGGTGAAATGAATTTATTGTCGTTGAATGTGGTTCTCAAGAAAGCAACGTCTGGACGGGTCAAGGCATTGTCAAAAAACCAGTGATCCGTGAATGATGGGTTATAATCTGCCCACCAAAACTTACGGCAACGCATCACGACTTGAGCAAATACCGTTTTCTTGATGAACATTACCTCATTGAAAAAAGCATAATCGCAACCTCCACCGTGTTTCCCATCGCCAATGAAATGTATTTTTGATTTGCCTATCTTGAAGCTTTTGATTTCTTCGGCATCGTGGAACTTGTTTGGGAGTCCGAAATCATCCAACCTACGTTTGAAATCATCATACAGGGTCGTTTTGAATTCGTTGTAGGTTTCACGGTAAATGTTGATGGTGCATCCATCTATTTCAACAAAAAGACAAAGCCAAATGATGATGTCTACACCGGACCACGTTTTGCCGGAACGGGAAGAACCTTCGAGACCGGCACCACGATATCCACGGACTAATTCTCCTTTTTCGTCATATTCTTGACTTGATATGGCATTGTGCAGCAGTTCATAGTTTGGGTTGGTATCTTCGTCTAAAACACAAAGCCTGTTTCTGGAAATGTCGATGTCTCTTTCTTTCAAAAGAGTTTCGAGTTCCAGTATTTCGGCATCTGTTAGCAATGGTTATTCTTTTAATTGACTGATTTGACTTTGCAGTTCCCTGATTTCATCGTTCAATGATTCATCGTTTCTGGCTATGTTGCAATAACTTTCTTGAAGCGCTATGAGTTCGTTGAGTTTGGATTGAAGTTCTTCCATTATCTTTTTTTGAAATTATGCACTGGTTTTGAAATGAATTTGCTTGGCTGTTTTTCGTAAATAATGGTATTTTCAATTTCCTGAAAAGAGGTTAATGTCATAGACAATCTAATGATTTCATTTGCGTGATATTCATTAAATGAAGTGATTTTGTCCGGTGTGATTTCTCTTAATTCCACCATAGCATCATTTAATTTTTTAGCTGCGATGTAAGCATTTTCAAAAGAACTTGACAAACCCAATGTAACGGAAGAAATATGGTTTAAACCTACACTACACAACATAAGTTTTTCTTTTAAAAGTTGTCGCATTATAGCAACGCGTTCAGCCTTTCCATCTCTACAATGGCCAACTATAATTATTCCTCTTTCGCTTTCCATTACTCTACAACTTTGATTAATTTATAATAAATCATAAATCTTATTTTATCTCGGATTTGGTCGCGTGTTTTACGGCCAAATGCACGTTTGTTTTTTTGCATCAATACAAACTGGTCAATAATCTTTTGTTGCTCGATTGGGTCTTTCAGGTTGTGTTTTTTGATGATGGATTCCATCTGTTTTTTCTGGGCACGTTTCCTGATTAGGTACTGGAACCGGATTGAAAGATTTCGTTTGATGGTTTTTAGGAGGCTCATTGTTTACGGTTTTCGTTACAAATAATATCAGAGTTGTTAAAGCAATGTGAAATAAATTCAGCGTGATGTAGTGCTTCGGCTTTTTGTTTAGTATCAATAAAATCATTTCCACATAAAACGTATGGAATTCTAGCGATTTTGTACTTACCAGATAAACCTGTTCCGACAACATTCCAAGCATCTTTTGATTGAGAGTGCAAAACTTTTGTTTTAATATTTGGACTATTCATTTGTTACGGTTTTTGATTTGTAAAAACTGTTTTGGTGCAATCAAGCCAAACGGGTGGTTGAGTAGTTCCAGAAACCACACCAAGCCATATTTTGCCGTGAAATAGAAACTTTAACCTTTGCCAAAATGAAACTGTCCAGCAGGAAATACACGTTCCATCTTCTGTTCGACAGATAGGCAAACTTGAACATTGTTCATCGGTCATTGATTCCGGCTTACATAATTCTGTAGTTGATTGTTTGAAGTTGATTGGGTTCATTTTACAATGGTTTTAAAATTTGTAATGGTTTTTTGAGCCCCAAAGAAATTATCTTCGAATCTCTGGCTTTGGCAGCTTCTCGGTCATCATCGAAGCAACCACATAAGTATTTTACTTTTTTGTGTAGCACAGTAGAAATCCACTTGGAACATTCTCTATCCCAACGAACGCCAACATATTTAGAAACCCGATTGTTTGAAATTCTGCTGTCTTTGATAAATTTTGTCTGTCTGGCCATTATAGTTCCGTGATTAAGGATTCGACAAATACGTCCTGGTCCTTGAGTACTATTTTCATCCCATCGTTTTCTTGGGATTCTGCGAAGTCAATTATTGCGTAGCCAATAAGCGTTGGATCTACTGTTTCTACTCCTTCAACGAAAACACGGCCGTTTACAATTTCTATCATAATTTTTTGGTTTGATTAAAAAAACAAAAGCAGCTCACATCTGATTTTTTATAGGCTTTTAAAGAAAATTCAAACTTTAAAGCGGCCAACGCCATACGACTCAGATTGTCTACATCCCAATTTTTACCCAGTAATCAATGTATCACAGAATGATTTAACGAGCCTTTCTCAACCCGACTGGTTCCATGTTCCGACTTATCGGCATGAACTGCTTTTTGTTTTCAATTAATTTTTTAATAAACCGGCTTTGATGTGATCTCGGCCGGTTCTTCTCTCTGGCGGGATTTCATTGCTACAAAGTTTTTACAGGTTGTTTGTTAGGCTCTGAAAGTTCTAAACAACTTAATCGAACATTCAGCCACTTATTCCGGCTGTAAAAACCCATTACTATCCCTTCTAATGGTTGTGGAGAAGAACGGACTCGAACCGCCATAGTTACGTATGTACTAATCTATCCTCAGGTAGCTATCTCCCTACTTTCGATTCCATGTTGCCATTACATCACTTCCCCATTTAAAAAAGCCGTCCATTGTCTGGAAGGCTTTTGTATATTCTATTTGCTCAAAAGATAAATTTCCACTTTGCCAGCCCACATCTGTGACGATGGCCAAGAATGATTGAAAATTTCTTTGACTGAAATCATTGATTATAATTTCAGAAAATGTTGCATTCACGGGAACGGAAACAACTTGAAAAGTGTAATCTACATTTACAGCTTCAATGCAAATCGAATGATCTGTCGTGAGTGCTGTTGTTGGTTTTTGGTCCAGTTTGCTTGTAGTTGCAAATGCTGTTAGACTAATCATCCCAATTAGTAAAATAAAGACCGAACGGATGTTCTTCATAAGAATATCAAAAGTAATAAAATATATTAGTAAATAATAAATTATATTAGTAATTAGCCAAAAAAAATCCTATTTCTTTTCCAAGACTTTGTTTGCTTTTGCCAAAAGCTGTTCGAGCCTTGCTCTTTTTTCTTCCGTGAAGCCTCCGGTAACATCGGTAACGGCAATTGGATTGTCTTTGTCGCCCTGAATCATAACTTTGCGAACTGGATAAAGCGCCTCCAGCTTGTTGATTTCCTTGTGAACGCTCATTAAGGCAGTTATTCCTTTTGGCGTTTTTTTGTCGGCTTCAGTCATTGACCTTGCAAGTTGTTTCAGTTCGGCAATTCTTAACGAACGCTTTTGTTCAATGGTGGCTTCCTGTTCTTCGTGCCAAATATTATAAGCTTTTTGAAGTAAAACTTTTGATTGCCTTCTCTTGATGTACTCACCATCTTTATTGACAAACTGTTGTTCGATGTTCTTTAAAATCAAATAATCAGGCACGCCACTGATTATCCACCCTTGTATGGTGAACACTCGTTTTTCGGTTTCTAATTTACTTGATCTAACGCCTGGCATATCGATTATTGATTTGGAAACATTCTTTTAATCACGGCAATATGCCTATGCGCTTGACTAATCCTGTCTCGCAATTTCATTGCTTCAATTTCACGCATACGTCTCAATTCTGGGTCTGAATCTTGTATAGGTTTGTCGCTGTAAGCTTCCAAGGCTTTGGAGTTTATTTCGGCTTCTTCTGTTAAATAGTCAACAATTGATTGTCTCATTTCCATAAGTACTTGATAATTTGTTGGTGCCATTTATTTTCTTTGTTTTGTTTTAACGGCATAAAAATAAACAAAACTGATGTTAAACCTGTACAGTGACCGAAGCCACCGTTTAAAATTCCCTAATTTATTATTGTTCTAAAAAGCGTAAACAGTATGTCCGTCCAATAACAACACTCTATTTCCGTGAATAGCAAAAACTTTTGTTTTGATTTCTATAGTTTCTCCTCTGTCTTCGATTGTATAAGTGATGTTGTCTCCTTTTTTCAAATTTGCTAATAAATACATGGCTTGCTTGTTTATAATTACAGAGCAATATTGGGTTGATTTTCGTACTCTTCCAAGTCTTCTCCCAAGTTTAATTCAGGATAGTTTTCTTTTATTTTCTTTGGGTCGCCTTTGTAGAACACCAATACATTCTGGTGCATTTTGCCAACTTTTCGACCACCGTTGAACTGGCGACGAACACGAATAGCCAGAGAACCAACCACGTTTACCAAAATGATTTCGTTGTACAATTCCATTCCGGCATCTCTAAACGCTTGAATTGTATCGCTCACAAAGTTGTAGTAGAATCCTTTTTTGTCGCGAACATCACCCACCACAAAACAAGCAAAACGATCCTCTTTGAGTTGTGCAATAGATTTTTTGATGATGCTGAAATAAGCATCTTTGAAGTCGGCATAATCCATATTGGACAAATCCTTTGGATCATCACTGTATTTTTCCAAATCGGCATAAGGTGGGCAGCTCATAAGAAAATCAAATCCATCGAGAGGTTTATAAGTATCAAGAACCTCATTACTATCACCATCGTACCATTCTACATTTTCAAGGCTTAACAAAGCAGCTTGTTTTCTGTTGGCTTCTACTTGGTCCAGTCGCAAATCAATTCCGGCATAGGGATAACCGAGAACTCCGGCCACGATACCACGAACAGAACCACCAGCAAATGGGTCAAGTACAGAACCTCCGTTAGTACAGAACCACTTGTACAGAAGCTCACAAAGAACTGGATCAAAAATACTGGCACCTTCGTAAACGTGCATTCCTTTTTTCTTTGCATAATCAAGGATTTCATCCCACTCGGGATCACGTCCTAAACTTTCACGCATTTTATTTCGAAGTTCATAGATTGCTGTTGATTGGCCACTTTTTGCGATTAGCTCAACATCTTCTCGGGTTTCTTGTGAATTGAAACCAAGAGATAACCATTTACGTTTTCGTTCCTGCCATACTCCAGAGCGTGTATCCAAGATGGAGAATGGAGGAAATATGAAACTGTCCTTCAATGATGCTGGAATGATTGTTTCACTTTCTGAATCGTTTTTGTTTATCAATCCCTGGAAAGCGATATCGTCAAAATCTGCAATGTTTAGCATCGCTTGCATATCCGGAAAGTCCAAATCAAAGTTGTTTACGAAGTCGAGCAATCCTTGCTGGGTAATTTTGGCGTAATTAGATGAATAAACCAAAACCAATTCGGCAGCTTCTTTCATATTGGCACAATCAACAAAAGTGGCTGGCAGCAATTCCGGAACTTCCTTTCCTGACAATGATACTTTTTCCAAATCCAAAAACCTATGGCGACCATCAAGGCAATAGTTCACTCCATCGTTATGCCAAACCATAAACGGAGCAATGAATTGGTATTTTAATATGGATTCAACCAGCTTTTCTGCTCCGTTATTGACCCACTCCTTGAAATTTTCCTGTTGGATGAATTGAAGCTCACGCCAGTGGATTGGCTCTGTTTTTATGATTCTGGAAGCGATGGTTTGTGAAGTCATTGGTTTGAAAAAATTTTCTTTGGTTAGATTCTCTCACAAAAGTAATCAATTTTATTATTAAGTAATAAAATATATTACAACACAAAAACCTCTTTCGGTAAGAGGCTTTTTGATAAATAACTGAATGTTAATGTTTTAATTTTTATGGTCGAAGAAATATAATTACATTCTTCCCTGTTTGTGGTGGATCGGGCTTTTTGTGCCGAATCTTGATTTGGGACTAGTTTAAGGTTACGCCCATAGTTTTTTAGCCATTTCAAGGTTCTTTTCGGCTTCATTTACTGCTTTTTTAGCATAAGTTAGCGAATAAGAGTGTCGTCTTTCGTACTTTCCGGACTTCAATCCTTCGTGCTGTTCTTTGGCGGCTTCAACTTTGTATTCGAAATACTCCACGCTTTCCGGCATTGAAAGATTTATGACGTTTGCTTTGCTTTCCCAGTATTCCGCTTTGCTTTCGTGTTGTTCTGCAATTTTGGAGTTCTCTACAGATTTGGCCATTCTATTGTAATTTCTTTCAATCAAGGCGCGATGACGTTTTTCTGAATGATGTCCTATTTTTATAGGTTCGGCCAATGCTAGAAAATCTCTTCCTTCTTGAGACGCTTCGTAGTATTCAGTTGATTTGCTTTCACGAGCGCCCGCCCATTTTTGATAACGTTCGGCTTTTTTCTTCGCAAATTCTTGAGCATTGAAGCCATCGGCTCGAACTATCGAATAGTAATAGAAATCATCCTTTCGAGCGACAAGGTTAAACACGATGCATTCGTGCTCGTTGCCATATTTGGTTTCCAAGGTAATGGTTTCTCCTTTTTCGTGTCTTTCTGGACATTTGGCCACAAAAACATTGGTTGTAAATTTTGAGTAAGTGTTCATATATTAATTTTTTTAGTTTAGTTTTCTAGTTCAAAATATCCGTTGATGTCGTAAGTAATAGACATTGACAAATCTTCTTCGAGTTGATCGATGTTTTCTTCTTCCTCTTGAAATTCATAAGCACCGGTCCAGGTGTTCCATTCAGCGTGATAAATGGAATTGTCTAATCGGTGTTGTAATAAATTTGCATCGATTGTGGTTCTGGGCGTGAATAAAAGTGTGGCCATAATATTGTCTTTTTTAAGTTGATCGTAGAGCAATATTAGGTTGACATCTTTTCAATATCAAAGGTTTTTCTTCATTTCTCTAACTCTTTGCACACTTTCGGCATCATAACAAGTAATGGCTCCTTTGTATCTAGGTGTAGCGTCAACTGTTTTGAATAACTTGGCGATTGCCTTGGATGAAAGTTTGAATTCTTTTCTCAATACGGCCACTTCTATTACTGAGTCGTGTTCCTCTTTGCTGACGTACGCTCCTTTTTTGGAGTATTTCCCAATGTCAGATTTATTTTCTATGGGCACCGGAAGCATCGTTATGGGATTTAATTTATGGTTCCAGAAATCAATTGTTTTGTTCATAGCTTTTATATTATTTTAATTTTTGATATAATTCCCGTTCATAACTGTAATACATCTTTGTAAAAAGTTTTTTAGGGTCTAATTTGTCTTTGTGTAGAAACTTTCCATCTTTTATTTTAGTGCAGTTTCCAAGTTCATCAACGTAAATCAATCCGGCATAATCCGGAACTTCTTCTTTTGAAATTAATCCTGTTGGAACAGCATAAAAGAATTTGTTTGGCAGCAATTTATTGTCGTGTGAAGCGAATTCTATCTTTGAGGAAGTTACAGCGTGAAAATCTACCGTAATTCTTTCGTTTAAAATTACTTCACGTAAGTGATTAAACTCTCTAATTCTTGACACATATTCATTCGACTCAATTAATTCTGGAAATTCCCTGCAGAAATCCCAACTTAAGTTTCTTGATATTGAAACGCCTTGTTTTCTTAAAAATAAATTACCTCCACTTTCATTTGCTTTGTGAATGGTGTGCTTTTCTTTTTTGAAATCAGCTTTGAAATCAGACCTACTTATTTTTATTTCACATTCATAACAAAATCCGGAACTCAAAAAACTTAAAAAATCACTTTCATTATTGAAAAAATAAGTGTTTGTGAATTTATATTCGTGGGAACTGAATAGCCGGAATAATGCTTTCTGAATTGATTTTTCTGTCATAATTAATGATTTATAAGCTTATTATAACATTCTTCTGAACATACAACTGGCTCGATAGGCTGCCCCATACATCCACACATTGAACCATTACAACAATATTGAGGATCTTGTCCAAAGAATTTTTTTTCACAATTCATACAGATTTGATTTGGAGTTGGCTCCCAGAAAGAAAGTTTTCCTTTTACGTTGAGAATTGGTTTTTCGTAAAGCACTGGATTGGCAAGTACCCAGTTCCAAATAGTCTGTGGATCTTCTTGGCTGAAATCTGTTTGTTCCGCCCAAATGCTTTCGTGATTAATAACGCAATCGATTATGTCAACTTCGCCAATGATGGCTGAATAAGGTAAATTACTTTCGAAAGATTTATAGTTTTCAGTATTGAAAGCAAAGTAATTATTTTGTTCTTTATTTAACAAATAAGCTGTGTTTCCTGCTGATTTCGCAGATGCGTGAATATAAACTCTTCCTCTGAAATGAGTTCTCCAGGTTCTATTCTCGATGTCCTTGATGCCGTGAGCGATTAATGATGCCCAAGGCTGTTTGATGGATAATGCTTTCATAAATTAGTTTTTAATTAGTGTAACTCCAACTGATTCAAATAGGCTAATAAAAGCATCAATTGTATTAATTGGAAAATCGGTTCTGTAAGCTTTTCTTTGATGTGGAAAATTATCTTTAATGAAAACAAAGTCTTTGTCCTCTTCGCTATAAAATAATTCTCCAACAAATTGTCCTTTGTCTGTAATATCAAAAGCAAAGTCATATCCAGGAGAACTGCAGTGTTTGTGATTTACATTTTTAAACACATTTGAAATGTCTTGAATTTTAAATTTCATAATAATTCTAATTGATTTGGATTAATAATTTCTTTAACTGTTTGGGTTTTATCGGTGTTGATTTCGAATACACCATTTTTGACCCTATTCAATAATTTAGAAGTCACCATCCTGCTCAAAACTTCGCCAACATACTTTTCTGCATTTAAAAAATAATTATGCCCAATCAGTTCAACAGCTTGTTTTTTGGTTATTTGATTATTATTCTTTGATGCAAAATCCAAAATTGCTTTTTGTTTTGTAGATAGTACTTTCATTTTAATAATTCATTGGTTAATTCAGGTAAATCAATCACTTCTTCCCAAAAATCCCTTATTTGGTCTGGGTTGTATTTCAAGGCTTTAAGCTTCTTGTTGATGCCAATTACCTGACCTCTTACCTCATTGAGTGTGTATTCTTTATTATTGACAGGTTTTTTTATTTCCATCAAAAACAGGTTGAAATGTTCTCGGTAATCTCGGTCGTACTCCATCAGTTCCGGGTGTTTCTTCACGGCGTGATGAATGGAGGAATGATTCTTGTCAAAAAATGCAGCAACACTCTCGTAGCGTTCTTCTTCATTGATGAGTGTCACGCTTATGGCTGTTCTTGCATTTACATTGTTTCGGTTTCGAGTGGTGTCCATTGGATCCACTCCATAAACCCGTTCGGCAATTTCAACCAAAAAGCAGGCTCTACTGACATCAAATAGTTTATGTCTCATATTTACCCATTTTTTAGTTTTTCGATAAATTCCTCGACTGCAATTCTGTGGTTTAGCGATTCGATTTTTACAAGGGCGTATTCTCCTGATTTTGGAGGCACATACTCGTCTTCTGGTATGCTTTTATCCACTAATAAGTTCAAACTCATTCCAGAGTATCTTGTGTATGTAATTCTTATTGTTTCCATTTTTCTAAAACAGCGTTAATTGTTTATTTTCCTTTGGTTCTTCTTTGATGTGCTCCCATAAATTCGGGAACATTTCCATAAATCTTTCCATATACGCTAATACTTGTTTGCTTAATATTGTAAGGTCTATGAAAT